TCATAGAACGTATCCCCCGGATACCTGTCTTGATGGTCTTCGTTGGTGGCCCTGCGTATGGCTGGAAGGTCGAATTGGGTCATTATAGACTCCACAGACAGAACCATGGAACCCTTCTCAGAACTCCTGACATATTGCACAGAGTCCATGTACCCTATGAACATCTCAACATAATCTGAGCAAGTCATAGTTTCTGGGTCTACAACCCCTGCGTACAGGGTGGCCAAGCGCCCCCTGATGCTCTCGGATATGGTTAAGTCAACCTTGGTAGTGTCTATTCCAGAGAGCTGTATCTTGATGCCCTTCATGGCCAGATCAGAGTCCTCGGAAATGGCATCAATCTTGCCCAATTCCCCAACCCCTTTGTATACCTCGGAGTTCAAGGTAACGTCTCCTATTCCAGAGTGATACCTTTGAACTCCAGAATCGAACTCCAGTTTGACGAAGAAGCTGACAAGGATTGACTCCTGTTGTAGGGCTGAAGCTAAAGACCCAAGTAAACCTCTGCTCATGTTATGGCCTCCAACAGGTTTATGCTCACCGAAGAAAGAACAGGTGCGGATATAGCCTCAGAAACAGAGTCGTCTGTCAACATAAATCTAGTAGATGGCCTGTTCAGAACTACAGGAGTGTTGTCAGGTACAGCAGACCTAAGTGGGTAGTCCAGCTGAAGTTTCGCGGCCCCAGATGAGTCTGAATGAACAGGAGATACTACCTGCCTAAGCTCTCCGTTGATCCCCACCATATCACCGGGAACCAAAAGCCCAGAGGAACTCGCTGGCAAGCCGTCCACAGTGATAAGGCTCCCTGCTTGAGAAGCCCCAGAAGTCAGAGGCGCATAAGCTACACTCACCCTTTGCACCGTACAGTAGTCTCCAGCGGATGCGGCAGTGCCCACAGACAACGTAATGTAGGTGGTTGCTGACGCTGTGAAACCCAGCGTGTATCTGCCCGGAGACGTATAATTCGCTGTAGCTAAATCCTCAGCCCCATTGGTAGACCCTACAAGAACATCCAAAAGGTTGCTTGTGCCTATGCCAATATCAACAGTCAGCACATAATTTGTGCCAGCGGATAAAGTAACCGACTGGCTTATACTTGGCGACCCTGTAGAACCCTTAACAAGCTGGACGTACCCCCCAGAAAATTCAATACTTCCGTCCGAAGGGGTCTGCGACCACGAGGTAAGGCCGAGCATGAAATCCCCGTTCTGCAATCTCTCAGACGCATCCACAGATCCAAGAGGTTCAGGACGTGAAAAGTCGTGGCAGTACAGCCTCCCAGCAGCCCCGCCAACCCCGTAGATAACACCGAGGAGCGGGTCCTTCAAGTCCTGCCAGAGGTCAGAATACTCCAGAGAAAACTTCCAAACCTGACCCAATGCTGCAACAGTCTGGGTAGACCCCGTGTACTGCGAAGTGAAAGTAACCGTTTTTGCCAAAATGGTCTTGCTCATCGCAGCAGGAGCAAGCCTTGTTGGAAACGCCAGTGTCCTAGCCATATTACCTCACTCCTAGGGGTTTCTTTCTTCTCTGTTGTTGGTCAGCCACCTTAGCCACGGAGATGTCTATGCTCCTCTGGATCTCTTGGCGAACAAACCCTTTATCAGCCACATCCCCTACGGTGATGTAGAAATTGTTGACTATCGGTGCGCCTGCGCCTTCAGAACCATTGGTAGGCTTTATAAACGTCGTGTCAGGAACAACGACACCAGTTGGGGTTACGGCAGTAGCCCCACCAATACTCCCAGAAGATATACCTGTCAGTTTAGGACTGTTGAAAGTTTTTGAACTTCCACCAGACCCAACCTTTATAGCATCTGAGTTTGTTGATTTATTGGAGTCTTGCCCAATTTTAAATAGCCCGGTGAAAAAATCACCAAAGCCAAACCCGCCTTTGTCTTTTGTCTTGAAAAGCGCGTTTGTGATGTTCTGCGCTATGATCTGCTTGACAAGATTGAGGAAAGCGTTTTCCAACCTCTCCAGACCATCAAGGGTCGGGTCTATGAAGAACTCGGTAAACGCATCGCCCATCTTAGTTGCAGCAGAGACTGCTTCCTGCGCCATGTCTTTAGGCTGCCAAGATAACTGCAAGGCAACCAACTGCTTTTCTGTTTTAGATGCAGTCTTGAGCAGCAAGAGGAACTCCTTAGCCAGATTGCGAACCTCCTCGGTTCCTCCTGTTTCTGCCAACTGTTCGAGGGCTTCCCTGTTCGCGTTATACATTTTTGTGGCCCTACCCACCCTGTCCTGAAGGTCCTTGTAGGACTCAACCTGCGTCTCCAAGCCAAGATTGTATCTGCTTATTGACCTTATGCCTTTGTTTAACGTGTCAATTATGGCAGTTTCTTCTACAGTGCCCTGAGAAACACTAATCTGCTGTATGGCCGAATTGACGCTATCCAGAGCCTTCTTCTGACGCTTCAATGCAGCGGTCAGAGTTTTTGTTGCTTTGGCATCTTCCGACACCAAGGTAAGCCTTTCTTCGAGCCTGCGTATATTAAACTCTATGACGGTGCGTTCTTCCTCATACGCCGCCTTGGATTCAGACAAGGCCGACCTCTGTATCCTAGACGCCTCGCTCACAACCTCATCAACATTGATAAGCCCAGCATCGAAGCGTTGGCGCAGGATGTCAATAGCGTTGTTGGTGGTATCCTCAAGCGCCTTGAGAGTTGCTTTGAGCTTGTCCTTCTCAGCATTCAGGGCACTGTCTGTGAATTCCACCAAATTTCTCGCACTCAATGTGCTGAAAGCATCCCTAAGTTTGTCTTGAGCCCGTTTCGCCCTCTCGCCAAGTGTGCCAGCAGCTTTCGACAGATTCTCGTAAAACGAGATGAACTGGTCAAAGTTGTCAAAATCTTTTGCGCTGAGGTTAAGCTGGTCGTTGATCTTCTGAAGGAGTGCCCCCTTGAACTCCTCTATGTCCGATATAGCCCCAGTTTTGTTGGCTTCAGCCAAGGCTTTATTGACATTCCCTGTAGCTTCTAGGGTACTCAGGAACAGGCGTTTTGCCTCAGTGTTACTCTTTACGTTCTTCCTTATTTCGGAGATCACAAATTCCCTCACAGCGTCCCTTCTGTCCTTCGCCTCTTTCGCCAAAGCCTTCAAAACGTCGAGGGTTTCCTGCGCTTTTATCTTCCCTCTGGTGGCTGCGAGGTCGCCCCCAGACAACATAAGGGTTATAGCGTCATTGAACTCTTTCTGCTGTATGGTTGCTTGGGTTTTCAGCCTTTCTACAAGGTTTTCTTTTTGCCCAGTGACAAGGCCGAGGAGGTCCAGAAACTCATCTACGCTCTTTTGGTAGTTGCTTTTAAGCGACTTTATAGCCTCTCTGCGTTTCGCCTCAGCTTCTTCAGCCACCTTCTTCTGCCGATTTTCCTCCCTAAGCTGTGCAACGGTGGAGTTAAGAGACTTCTCCCCGATAGCCTCCATAGCCGTGTACAGTTTATCCAGCTGAGAGTCTACAACTTTTAGCTTCTGCTGGGTTTCTGAAATCTCCTTCATGGTCGCTCTAGTGTCAAAACCAAACAGAGTTCCTAAGGCCAAGGCCGCCGTTTGTTTTACCTTGGCTCGCTCCAAACTGGCCTTCAGGTCTTCCCTAGCCTTTATAGCTTTCTGGAATACTTGCCCTACGCTCTCAGAGTCGCTGATTGCTTTCTCCAAAGCCTTTGAAGGGTCCTCGGAGGCAATATCAATGGCTGATTTTACAGCGTTCCCACCCTTGCCAAGCTCCTTTAGGTCTTTGAGGACGGGCAACAATTCAGAGGTGGTCTTCTTCGCCCGTCTAGCAGCTTCATCGTAGTTGTCGAAAGCATCCACAAGTTCCCAAATGGTGGCTATTACTGCAAAGGGTAGGAACGTCCTCAGCAGCGCCTTGCCAGCCCTGAGCGCCACGTTTAATGCACTCGTAGATGCTGTTGCTGTCCTCATTGCCGTAGATAAAGGGGCCAGACCTTGGGTTGCGGCAGCCTCAGCTATAGGGACGAACTTAGCTGTTCTGAGGTTTGCCACTGTAATCGAGGAAATATAATCTCTCATGGCCCCAACAGCTAGGGAGCGAAGCCCTTTAGCCAGCTTAAAAAGCCCAAAAGTCAGTAAAACCTTAAAAGCAAAAGCAACTTTATCTACGTTCTCAGAAAGAGTTATGAAGGTGTTTTTCACTAGAACCAGAGCTGCTCTTAACGGCCCTTGAAGCCTCTCATATAGCTTAATGGCTACATCTGTTATCGCAGAAACTACAAGTTTGAACTCTGTCCACACATTGTCCTGCAATTTTTCCTGCAAACCCTTCGCAGCATCCTTGGTGTTCTCAATCTTTTCAAGAAGCGAAACAAGTTCTTCCTTGCCACTCAATATCGCTCCAGCAAAAGTTGGTCCTGCTCTTGTACCAAAGATGGAGAAGATGTCGTTTACTGTGGCACCAGAGTCGGCTAAGTCAATGAGAATGTCCTTCATAGACCTCATCCGACCGTCGACTCCCTGAACCACTACGCCCAACTTTGAAAGGCGATCTCGCACTTTTTGTGTAGGGTTGGCCAAGTTTGCTATACCCCTTCGCAAAGCAGTACCAGCGCGGGATGCTTTTACGCCCCTGTTTGCAAACACCCCGATAATCGCAGCGACTTCATCCAGAGACGTAGCGGTTTCCGCTGCTGCTGGGCCAACAAAGGAGATGGCTTGAGCCAATTGACTCATGGAGGTGTTACTGCTCGTAACAACTACAGACAACTTATCTACAACTTCAGAAATACCCGCTGCGGAAACGCCAAACGCCGCCATGATGTTTGTCACTTGGTCGGCAGCCTGCGCCATATCCACCATGCCGATCTGTGCGAGCTTGAGCGTGGGGTCAAGGGCAAGGAGCGCCTCGTTGGTGTTGAAGCCAGCCATACCAAGGAACACAAGACCCTCGGAAACTTCGTTTGCCGTGAACACGGTGGTTTTTGCCAGCCTTTTTACTTCAGAATCCAGCCTTAGAGACTCAGAAGCTGTTGCCGACATAACCGCTTTGGCCCTGTCCATCGTAAACTCAAATTTAGTTCCAGACTCTATGACCCCGCGAATTGCCCGCACAATACCAAAGATCGCTGTAGCCGCGATAATCGTACTGCCGGTGAAGATACCAAAGCCTAGGCCCAAAGCGTTGAGCGCAGCTCTGAACTCGGCGGCGAATACTGCGGCTTTCTTATTAGCCGCAGCCCACGCGGAAATCTCAGCCCTACTCCTCTGAGACCCTGTGGTGGTTTTCTTCATCACCCCAAGTTCCCTCTCAAGTTCTGATATTTTCTTGCGTATGGCCGCAGATGCCTTGTCGTTCTGGACCACCTGCAAAGCCTCCAGCTTTGCCAACTTGACCATCTGCGCTTCCTTGAGCCGGAGGATCTCCAACTCTCTCAACTCCTTAGCTGTCTTAGCCGCAGCCCCAGATGCCAAACGCTCCTTGGAAACTTTCAGCTGAGCCTCAAGCTCCAGCTCCTTCTGTTTCAGGGAGTTCATCAACTTAGCGACCTCAAGCCGCCTCCTCGATGAGATCACGGACTTGTCTGTGGCTTCAATCTCGGCCCTTAGCGCGTCCCTCAAATTCTTGGTGCGAGTGCTTGCAACTATCTGCTTCCTGATCAGGGAGTCCTTGCCTTTGGCCAAGTCCTCTATGGCTACCTTCAACGATGCGGAGGCTCTTGCTTCTTCACGTATTGTCCTTACTTCCTGTTGCGCGACCTCTGTAGCACGCAAGGACGCCCTAGCCCGCTTCGACTTCAGCGCGGCAAGCTCACCCTCAGCCTGTATCAGCCTGCGGATGTCTGACTCTCTGGCCTTCTCAGTGGCCAATTCAACCGCTGTGTCTTTGTTCCCTTGCAGAGCAAACCTTGTGCCTTTTGTAGTGGCCAAGGATTTCTCTATCCGCTCAAGCTCTTTCTCTGCGGATACTTTACGTAGTGCGGCTAAAGTTGACTGGTTGGTGATAACAAGGTCAGCCTCCTTCCTTGCCTTCAACTCCCCTAGGATCGCCATCCTCTCTCTGAGTATCGCGGAGAACTTCTTACCAACCTCTATGGCTTTGAGATCGGCTATTACTGACTTATCCCCAGAGAGAACCAACTCCCTAGTGGCGTTCGCAAGCTCAGCTTGGCCCTTTATACGCGCCCTGAGTTTGTCTATTACACTCTGTTCCCCGGCAGTGGATTCCTTCTGGGCTTCAGACAGCTTCTTCGCAGCAGAGGCCAGTTTAAGCATTATGCTTATCTCATCCTGCTGCTTTGCCAGCAAATTCTTAATCGAGGCTGTCTGTCGGTCCAGAGCCTCAACCATGCCCAACGCTTCTTCCTTGCGTTCTTTTACAGAAGAACTGCCTTTAGACTGTGCGCCGCCAAAGGCTTTCTGCATGGCCTCATAAGCCTTCTCCGCCTTCTTCTCTACAGAATCAAGCGCCCCCTCAACCTCCTTGAGAGCCTTTACTGCACCTGTAGTGTCTATGACGAAGTTAATGGCCATTAAATTACCTTAGTTCACTTGGTTATGCTTTCTTCAAACTCCAATATCCCTCTAAGTATGGTAGTCCTTTCAGTTCCTGTATCCATTACAACGTCAAAATAGTAGGTTCCTACCCTGTCAACGTCAGAAGCAGACATGGGGAAAGAGACTTTGCCATTAACAGCGTCTGTTATTACCCCTGTGGATTGAAACACGTAAGAAGCTGTGGAAGGTGCATTCTCAGTAGACACTGAAAGCGTAAAAGTGTTGCCAGTCACGTTGAGGGGGGCACCTGTACCCTTGTCCTTTACAACAATTTTGAATGGGTAAGTGTCCTTCCTAAACCTGTGGACTTCTTCTTTGGTTACGTGCATACCCCAGCTCCCATCTCACCCTCCGACACCTGCACCACAGTTTCAGAGGTATCAACAACCACCTCCACCTCTGAAAGGTCAATAGATGCAGTAACTGTTACTGATTCTACCACTGTTTCTACCTCAGCAACAGCTACGGAAACATCAAACCCTTTAACTTCATTGACATAAACCAGACTTTGGGCGAGGTCCCATGCAGTTCCTGAGTCTACCCTACTTGCCTGCTGTAAAAGTTCCCATGCCGTACTCATTGTGTGTAATTCCAAACTTTTGTTGCTATATCATCTTTGTCTTGCTCAGTTATAGCAGCTGCCCCGCCCGCAGAAACAAGTCCAGCTGTGTTTGTGGGACGTATGGAAACTTGGTTGACTACAGCTACGTCAGCGATATTGTTGTTTGAGCCGGTAAGCGTAACCGCGTAAGTCCCGTCCTCGAACTCAACACTGTAGCCATTAACAATAACGATCACCCTTGCAATTGTTACACCGGATACAGATACCTCAGTGTTGTGGGCTATAATGTCAGGGTAAGTAAGACCTGATGGGCTGGCCTCAAGAGCCTTTACTTCTCTCCGGAAAGCCTCTGTATCAAGGGTATACAAAGCCCTACCAGATATTGGGTCCACCCCATTAGGGGTTAGATCCGCTTCTGGTATGAAAACGACCTTGTTCACCCAATCTACAGTTATAGCCAATTGTCATTCCTCTGTCGTTGCCCCTGTACCGCAGTTTCTGGCCATGGCGGATGTAACTTCTTCCATCTTACGCACCATGGTTAAATACGCCAAAGATTTTTTCTTCTCCTGTTCATACATGGCCTTGTAGGACTCGACCATCTCCCCGCCAGCAACTACTTGGTCTTGTAGCGACTTCAAGCGCCTCCAGAGTCCATTGTACGATGCCTCTATAGTGTTCAAAACAGTGAGCATATCAGTCTCTGGGGCTCTTGGGCTGGAGGAGATCATCTTCCTCATGCTTTCAAATTCTTTCATGGGTAAACCTCTCCTAGCCTACTGGTCCTCAATCATCAAAATGTTTAGAGAAACCCCTGAAGCTGTAATGGTAGACGAAAACTGATTAGGCTTGTAGTACGGAGGAGAGCTTGCCTTCCTCACTTTGCCTAAGATTGGCTGGTCGCCCAAATAATTGTAGGCAAAAGTAACGCTCCCGCTGGCATCAGATACAGTGTTTACAAGTACGGTCCCTGCCGCCTCTGGCCCTCCTGTGTCAGTCTCAATAAAAACTCTTGCTCCAGCTATTGGAGATTTTGTTTTGGCATCAAGGACTTTAATGCTGATGTTCACTGCATTATTGACGGTAGTGCTGGCCCCTGTGCCGTTAGTTACAGTGGGAGTGTCCCCGCCATTGACAATGTTTATTGTGACTGAACCGCCAGAATCATTGAGGATGGCAGAGTTGCTGCTGCCATCTGCCCCATACCCTAGAAACTTTAGAGCATCAAGGGTATACACTCCCGGTATGGTTATCTTGATTGCGTGGGTGGAAGTGGCAGAGTTAGTGAAAGTACAGCTCGTAATGTTGGCAAAATTCGGGTCAACCATAGTTGCCGTATCCAAGCTCGTCTGGAGAGTTTCGATGGTTGACAGCGTTATAGTCGCGCCCCCATCGTCTATCTCAGAAGCAGACAAAACCGCCCCATCAACCGTGCAAGCTGAGGTGAAGGCTATCCGTCTGAACCCTTCAACTGTCCCGCTCAAAAACAGCGTCCCTGTGGTGCCTTGTACTATTAAATCCGCCCTAGTGTCAGAGCCAGAGGTTATAGAGCCTAGGCTCTTTAGAGTGCTATTAGTGATGCTCGCAGTAGTTGGGCCAGATAGGTTAATCAAGACTTTAGACCACCCATCTGCAAAATACCCGTCGTAAAACAGTACAGTTTCTCCAGATGAGTAAAAGTCGGTCGAAGTAACTCCGTCCCCAACTTCCAGAGTGCCAAACGCTCTGTACACCCCCTCAGCGAGTTTTGTGAAAAACCCATACCTGTTGTTTGGTGTGCCCTCATCGAAGGTGAAGAAGTCTCCGAAACTCCCGGAAGGGTCTGCTCCGCCACCCCCGGTAATAACCAGCCCCTCCCCAACATCCAAAGCGTCAAGGCCCACGTTCTCGGATTTCGCTTGGCTGACCGTAAACGCAGCCAACATCCCGTAATAGTTTACTGATGAAAAGTTGGGACTTCCCGAAACCGAGTCATAGGCCCAGAGCAAATTTGGGTCTATGGGGACAATCAAAACCCCCCCTCTTTGAGGGTACTCAGAGTACGTTGTTTTCTTAGCCAAGCTGCCAGCAATTACGTACTCTCTGTACGCAGAACTTGACGAGCCTATCCTTATCCTAACACCGTTTGTGGGCTGTAGACCTGAATAGTCGGTTACGGCGCACTTCACCATCAACGTAGTGTTGGGTGCCGTTGTCATATCTAAGGGCGACCCAGAATCCAAGGTTGGAGTATAGTAGAACCCGGCACCTGTAGACGAGGTTACCTTACGGTTAAAAAGGTTACTTCCTTGGTAAGCGAACGAGGGTTCGGCGGCCCCTCCGGGGCCGCCTCCAATAGAGGCCCACCCAATGTCAGATTCCGAATCCTCAACACGAGTTACGTTAAGGGTGGCAACTACAGGAACTGCCATGCCTTCCTCCTAGTTGGGTTCAGCAGCCCCTTAATAAATTCGGTAGCTTGCAGAAACCTCAATACTTTGGAAAGCCCCGGAAGTCTCAAACCCATTTTCTATAAGCGCGATTACAACCCGAAAATTATCAGGTGTAACCCCACCCTTCTTTGACTCCCTAGCAATAACCTCTTGGCCATTCCACATATCAACTACAACGCCCTCGTCCAGTACAAACAGACCCGGCTCCATAATCATCCTGTGGACGTTACCCTGCTGGCGAGCTACATAAGTCTCAAACTGATTGTGGAACACATAAGCATTTCCAGAATCGTCAAGGGTTTCAAGCCAAGCTGTGAGTCTGAAATTTGTCCCGCCAACCAACGGGTCCGGGATGGGATCTCCGTAGTCAATAGTCACTTCAAGAGAATTTCTATTCTGGTTTGTGATCACCGGAGACTCGTAGAGCCTGAAAATCCCATTTCCAGTTACGCCCTCACCAGAACTCGGTGTTAGTACCGCTTTATTCAATAGGTTTACCATGGCCATCAGCTTTCTCCTTATATGTCAGAAGTTCGGATTACTGTAGTAGAGCCGCCTGAGCTGCCCAAAGTACCCGTAGTCTGGAAGGTCTTTATAGGTGTCACTCCTCCGTCCCTTACACGGATAAACAGAGTTCTTGGCGAGTTAAATACAACTGTGAAAGACTCCGTTGTTGCTGTTGCAAGTTTGTCAATGTAAGAGATGAACACGTTTGCATTAAGAGCCGCAGCAGGGGTTCCAGAACATCCGGTGAAAGAGGAACCGCTAAACCCTGTGTACGTGACCCTTATATAAGAGGTTCCGTCGAACACCCTGATCGTGCCTGAAGGGGGAGTATCTGTGGGGATTACCTCATTCACTGTGATAGTTGTTTCGCCGCCAGTCAAAGTTGAGGCCAAGGTAAGCTGGGAGAAGTCGATGCCGCCACCATTGTCGTTAGTTACGAGAACCCTGTCTTCCCCGGCTACCAAACCGTTCACCGAGAAGGTGACATTGTTCGGTGGGATAACAAGGTTGTTGCTCAGGTCAAACAGCTGGTCTGATGCTGTCAGGTCGGACGGTGCTATGCCTACGCCGTAGGCCCCGATAATGGCGGAGCCTGTAGAGGTGCCTATGGCCTCCGGAGAGATTGCTCTGGATACTGGAGTGCCATTAACCAGCGCGTTTGTCCCAGACGTTCCGCCAACAATTGTGTCATTGTCGGATGGGGCAACACCAGTTAGGAGTTGCACATACAGGGTTCCTGTGGTGCCCCCGTCAACCCCAGCCTCAGTATCCGCGAGTACGGCTGCTGTAGCTCCGTTACCAAAGGTTACTACTTCATTTTGTTGGAAGGTCGTGCCTGCGTCTTGAGTGTCGTAAGGGATTTCATGGGTAACACCTCGGAACAGCTCTCCGTTCATGCCGAAGATAACCTCCGAAGTGCCTCTCCTCTGAATCCACTTGACCCTTTCATACAGGTCGTTTATCGACCTTGATCCTTTCGTCCACTGTACGTAGTAATACTCATTAACAGAATCGCCATTAACGTCAAGGCCCTGATAACCCTCAGTGGCTGTGATGTCTGTCCAAGAAGCGATAGTTGCCGGAGAGGTCTGGTTGTTCAAGTCAGTGGAGGTGAACAATGCCGCAGTAGAGTTACCCAATCCAGCTGTAAGGGAGAACTCTGCATAAGTGTCACCAAGCTCTCTTGCTTGTACCCTTAGACGCTTGCCATCAATATCAACACCGCCTGTGCGGGTGAGAACCATAATTCTCAGCAGAATGTTGTTTGCTGGGTCTGCGTTTAGCCCAGTTCCCCAGTAGTTCGGCAGGATGGTGTTATTCTGGACAATTTGTATCTGTGTCCCGGCAACTGTAGAGCCCACAACAACAAGGCCAGAATACACAGTGTTGCCGTTATCCTGCGTGATAGAGCCATCGTACAGATGCTCCGCCGCAGTAGCGTCAATCGTGTAGGGCGGCAGGAGGGTGATAATGTTGTCAGTTGACCTGTCGGATGGCGTGTCACTCACAATGGCTACGAGGTCATCACCGGTAGGTGCTTCATCGTCAGCCAAATCCTCAAGCCATCTGTGCAACTCAAGTACGGTGGCATACGAGGGAGATGCCCCCCCATGCGCGTCACCAATGTAGCTTATAAGGCCGCTGGAGGAGATCGACCAATCCGCAGGTACTAGTGCCATCTTAAAACCCTCATGTATACCAGATTAAGAACTCAAGGAAAGAGTATAACAAACCCTCGCCTTTCCATCTAACTTGTTTTGCTCCGTTCTTTTTTCCTCTGCTTTGCTACCCACTCTTGGAGAATGTTGTCCATGTATTTAACCTTGTAAAACAGGTCAATCTTTTCATCCCCTTCTATTTCCATCATTTTGCAATACTCGCAAAACTCCTGAACCGTTATTGGAAACCAGCCGTCCCCTAGGGGACGGCAGGAGTTGAGGTCTTGGAAAGCAGCCATGTACCAGATACTGTCGTCAAGCAGCTTTGGCGCTGTTTTGAGGATCGGTACATCCTCACCCTTAACCTCCTGTAGTTTGTCTAGGAGGGACGCTTTGTCCCCAAGGGTTAGCTGCCACTCCAAGACCTCCTTCAGTTTTTTATGATGGCCTCGTCCTGCTGCTCGCGGAACAAGTTGAAGTCAGAGCTGAGGTCCAAGATAGCTTTCTTGAAATCCTGATATTCAAGCAGCTTTTGGGCCAGCTCCGGGCTGTACTCAGCTTTCCGTTTCACCCCACCTTCGGTGATGTATAGGTCTTTCCAACCGAGAAGGATAGTGTGAGCGATAGCCTCGTTCTCCAAACGCTCGAACAGCTCGTTTGCTTTGTCATCGTCTCTGCGAAGGATACGCTCGTGACGCTTCAAAAGCCCCCGCATGTAGGATTTGTACCTGCGGTTCCCTTCTCTGGCGACAAGCACCTCAAGGGTCTGCCCATCAATGTTCAGCTCCGCCCACGCGCCATCGACTTCTTTTCTCGTGTCAGTAGCAAAGCTCCTGTTGAAGTCAAAGCCCTTGGGCGAGGTCTGTTCCTCTTTGACTTTATCCAGTCTTTCTTCGTATGTACTCATAAGGTTAGCTCCGTTGTTACATGGCTCCGTGAATAAAAGGAGGCTGGCGCTCTGACGGAGCCACCAGAGGACGGGAATACCCTACGCCAGCCATAACTCATTAGGCAACAAACTTGTCAATTTGAACCATAGCTGAAGTGACAGGATCGAGGATCGCTCTCCACTGCCCTTCTGCCAACAGGTCGTTGTTCTGACCAGATGCAGCCACCGTCAAAGATTCATACTTCACTCTCGGAAAAGTGAAGATATATGCGTTTCCAGCAGAATCCTGCAAACGGAAACTTAAAGAGAACGCCGTTCCTGCGCTGAACAGATCAAACTCTGTCTTGTCTTGGAAGTAGACGCTGATGGGACCGCTAACGTCCAGCTTGCCCGCACCTACACCTACGTTGGCCAAAGAACCAATAGCCTTCTGGCCACGGAGGTTGTTGCCGATCTCAAGGCCAAGCGTCAGGAAACTCTTTGACGAAACAGTATCATTAACTCTGATGTCCGTAAGGTTGGATACGGCGTTCAACACCTCGTTACTCGGTGCGGGGGTGTCAGTCAAACCGGGGAGGGCCGTAGTGGTCATCAGCCCCTCTTTACACAGGAACTCGAAAGAGCCTGTCAGAATGGACCCAACCTCATAGCTCAGAGTCATCCCAGAAACCATACTGCCCGCAAAGTTCTGATACGTTACTGGGGTTGCATCCAAGAACCGCTTCTGCAAGGTGAACGACTGTGGAGTGACGCCGTTCCGCAGCATCTGGCCATGAATCTCAGCCGCAGTGCCAGCCGGAGTCTCTGTGGACTTAGGTGCCGGAGAGACAGTAATCTCGCCAGTTCCGGGGGTCGCAGCTACAACTCTGTAGTACCCGTTGTTCTCGCCGCTGTTCGCAGTGAAACCTCGAACCTCGATCCACTGTCCTACAGTGATAGAATCGAACTTTGTCGTAGTAGTTGACGTGAACTTGGAGGCTGCGCTATCGGCAGTAATATCCCCTGCAACCCCAACAATGTTGAGATCCGCAGAGAAAGAACTGAACAACGCGCCTTCAATCAGGTCGTCGAAAGCTCCAAAGCTCAACTCGAAATCTACTGAGCCTCCAGCAGATTGACCAACAGGGGTCAAATCCGCTGTCGCCCTGTCAGCCCGAATTTCCTCAGAAACCGTAGTCTCAATGTTGGCGTTAAGGCTCTCGCCCTTGTAACGAAGAACTGTAAGATTGCCCGTAGTGGGAGTAGTTCCCCAGTTAGTCTCTTTGATGTACCGGAGTTCGGTTTGGTCTGATGTTGCAAAAGCCATAGCTATACGCCCTCTCTGTTAAAGTAAACTGGGAACTGTACCATGTAGACTTCCCACCCGCCAAGAGAGCCGACATACTCCGAGTTCGCCTCTCGCACTATGATGTTGCCTATATTTCTTCCTTGAAATATAGCTAAGATATTGTCAATGTAGCTGTGAGCTACCCGTGTACCCTGATTTTGAAGGATATGGACGCTAAATACAAGCGTTGCTTGCGTCCTGTACACTCTATTCCCTGTTCCTCCCAAAGACGCGGGTCTATCAGAACCGGGCATAAGCCTTACAGCTACATAAGGAGAAGACTCTCTCGCGGCAAGCTCATCCGCAACAGAGTTCGGGAAAACAAACTTCATGTTATAGGCAGGGAAGTTGTCTATGACCTCCTGAAATAACAACTTTTCCGCTGTGGCGAAGCTCATTTAACCTCCCTTGAAGTTGGGTCCGTAACGAAGCACAAGTTCCCGGTCTTTCAAGACCTCCTCCTCCAAGCTACGAGAAAAAGAAAGCGGCTGCAACTCCAAGAGAAGCCCATAAGCGTTAAACTCATAAGCCCCTTGATACTTCTTGTGGAAAGTTTTTGCCATAAGTTTAATACTCACCCGATGCAGCATTTCATTAGTTGATAACTTAGACACCGCTTCATGAGGGGCCTCAGAGCCTGCAATTATAGCTTCAAGAGCCACCGAGTTCTGCTCAAGATCTTTATTTCTACCCTCCAATGCTGCATCCGCTTGATCCACCGTCCACTTCTTAGTTTTCTTCGCAGCTATGTAAGGCAAACCAGATATTTGCTTGTATGTGCTTGGAGGCGTGAACCCTGATGGTGTCTCTATAGTAACCCCGCTATCTGTCTCAATCTCGACAATTTTATTGGCTACGGCAGTACCTGTATCCTGTACAACACCAAAAATTATTCTCTTGGTGGCCTCCGTTCCAAAGGAAGATGCCGCGCGGGTCATAGCCCCTTTAGTCTCAGCCTTCAGGGAACGCATCTCTGCCCGTAATTCTTCTTTGAAGCTCATATCAGCTCCACCTCCCAAGCGTCAGCATAGCGGTCCCTCGACACTTTTAATATGTTTCTGTCAGCACCATCAACCAGAATCCTGTCGCCTACTCGTGGAGGGAAACCAATATGCGTTGTGCCGATGATTATAGTGTACTTCGTCTTGAGAGCGTCGTTGAAGGTTTTCTCAGCTTCCTCTACTTTGCTGATCTCCCCTGTGATCTGGTAGGTCGTTACATTCTCTGTGTAAGCCCCAGTGTTATTATCAAACACGTTGGTGTCTGTTACATAAGTGTAAGTGAACGTCTGCCGCAAATCCGGAGTTGTCGTAGCTCTGGCCGCAAGGAACCCTGAGTCGTCGTACAGCTCTGTTAGCCTGTAAGTCACTCCATTGTAGGTTAATTCGTCCAACTCTTGAACGTCAGAGCCAGCAGGCATGTAAATAAAGTATTTCCCCGCTGTTACAACATCGGAAGCGCCAGTAACCTCAACAGTCCGTAGTTCGAGATCAAAGAATATCGTCCCCAAATTGACAGCTACAAGGGGGCCGGGGTCATTCGCAGGGCCTGTGGGCTGTTTGCGTACATGGGTGGCCTCCCCTCTCACAGAGTTCGCTGGAATAGTGACCCTGTATACCTCACCTCCAGAAGCGTCAAATTGGGGATGCCCCAACATCACAGCTTCTGTAAGCCCAGAAACCCTAACCACGTTGTTGTCACGCAGTTTGGCGTGTTCCTCTGGGTTGAGAAGGAGCATCCGCCTGCGGGTGGATCTGTTGAACAGCGATACAAAGTCGTCTGCAATCTTTAACTGACCTTTTATAGCCTCTGGCAACCACGTGCCAGTAGCCTTGTCGTAAACATCAAAAGGCTGGTCGTCAAAATAGCTGGCGATCTGTGAGAGCTGCATACTTAGCCCCCAAGGACAGGATCGTAACTAGGCGATACCGAAGAAAAGATTGAAGGGGTCCCATTCGTGGGCAGGCCAAGTTTTTCTTCCAACATCCTCCGGAATTTGGATGCCTTGGAATACATACTCGTCCTGATCTCATCCAGCTTGGTGTTAGAAAACCTTGCTGCTGACATCTTGGAGTCGCTGATCTCTCGAACAACAAGAAACTCCAACCCTGAGGACAGGATGTACGCGCTCATGTACATAGCGTAGGATTTAAGAAGGTCAAGCTCGGTCTGATACGTAGCTGTATCAGCGTTCCACGTAGCCAACCTTGTAGCGTAGTCAGGGAGCCACTCGTTAAGAGCGATTCTAAGCTCCCTGTCCACATTACGGGAAGTTATAAAGGTGTCGCTAACGTCCCTTGACGTTACCCCAAGGGCACTTCTAACCTCGTCTGAGTCCGTCAGGGACAGGATAACGACAGCCATTGTTTCTTACGCCTCTACCAAGACGCCAGCGGCAATTTGACCCTTAATGAACTTGGTCATGTCAGAAGACTTAACCTCCACAAGGACATTTGGCTTAAACACAAGCCGGGATTCCATGCAGGTGATCGCGTACTTCTTTACGTTCATGAGTTTAACTGTTCGTGCCCTTCCTGATTTCTTCTCAGGTGCGTGTTCTTTAACCGCAGGTGCCTCCTCCTTAGGTTCAGCAGCTGCGTTTGCTTCCTGAACGCCCGCTTCCTGATCAAACGAGGGCCGTACATTGTCTTCCTCGACTTTTTGATTTCGTTTCTGTTTCAATGCCATCTTGTTTGCTCCGTTTGGTTAAGATAAAAAAGGGGGCCTAAGCCCCCCTTGGGTGTTACGAGAAGTCAACGACCTCGAAAGCGTTATCGAAGCCCAGACGCTCGTGACGCTCAGACCAGTCGAACCGGAACGCGGTAGTTTTCCGCATAACGAATTCTTCAGTAGCCTGATAATCCGCGCCAACATAAACAACCTTGCGGATAGCCTTGCGGCTGTCCAGACCCACGAAGCGGTTAGCTCCGCCCAGAATGGTCGGGTCTTCCACAATGAAGAAGTTGATGCTGTCGTTCAAGCCGGGGTTGGCGGCCTTCGGCATAGAGTCAAGGCGACCGTCTTTAGCTGCGTCGTCTTGCACTACGGGGCGGCCAGAACGGCCTTCGATGGCAAGATACCCGTCGATGTCCGTAATAACCCAGTCGATTGAACGATAGCGCCACTGGCTTCTGAGGAACTTGATCCACGCTTTGTGGGTCATGGTGCCACCAGTAGCAGCAGCGTCATAGGTGGAAGCCGAAGTTACCGGCAGCGCTCCTTGAGCGCTCGGACCCATATCAGGGTTGCCCTGAATAATGCTCGCCAGATCGTCGTCGATGCGGTCCCCACGCTCACGGAGGGCTTGCTCACGAACAATCATGCTCACCAAATCCAGAGTAGAAGCCTCTTGAGCCTCTTTCGTAATTTCCAGACCGATAGAGTGTACCGGCATACGGAAAGAACGGTCAGACAGGGAGATGGTGACCATCATCGGAGGCTCTGCGCCCTGAGCAATAGCCTGAGACTTGGAACCCTGAGGGCCACTGAAGTCGATCACAGGCTGGTCATAGCGAGGAGTATTGGTCGTTACAGTAGTAGCCACCATGCGGTTGAACACGGAAGCGTATACAGTGTCGTCGCGGCGAAGCGCAGACTCAACCATCTCCAGAACCAGAGCAGGGAACAGCAGTCGGCCCGAAGGCGACAGAGCGTTCTGCCCATCGGGGCGGGCGATTGCACCCATATCCACAGATACGCTACCGTCAAGGACTTCCTTCATAGTCGGGGGGCGAATGCCCAGCTCTCTGTCTGCTTTAGTGAACATACCCGCAGCGGCAAGGAACTGAACAAACGGCTGCCCATAACGGCTTGTGTCTGTGTCGTACTTGCTGTTCAGGTACTGGGGAAGCGTCATCTTGCGGGCTTCCGCCTCTCGATAATCGTCCAGAGACAACGACACCTCGTTACGGTGCCCGTTGCTATCTACGAACGAAGATTTGAATTCTGCTGGCATATCAAGTCTCCTTAAACACGTTCAATGATGATTTGGTCCCCAGCAGTAGCGCCAGTACCTGTTACAACCTGAACACACTTCCAAAAAGATTTGGCTGCGTATTCGTTAAGTCGGGTCGCTACGTCAGTAGCCAAAGCCGCCACGGTGCCGGAGTTCAGAGTCAGATCAGGCTTCTTGACAACTCTGGGAACACCCGCAGTGCCGAGCGCCGCTTGAGACTCAAGAACAACCAAATCCCCAAGAGCCACAGCAGTTGTGCCAACTTCTACCTTGACGCGACCTTTTACCTGCACGCCGCCAAAGGAGAAACCGGAATTGACCGTAAACGGCTCAACGCTGGAGACGAAGCCATCAATGTCGTCGTTTGCCGCGCACAAAACCGCAGTAAACGTGCCATTGCCGTCGTCTTGAAACTTGACCGCCTTGCCTACATCCGCCTGAGCAAATTCCCCAGTAGCGTTTGCACCCAACGGGGAGGAAATAATCCCTCCGGGTGGCAAAACCGAAATATCTTGCTTAAAAACTGTACCTGCCATGAGTTATTACCCCTCTTAGATTGAAGCCGCGCCAAGGAACGCTTGGTGTTTGCCATCAATAGTTTTGTCCCCAGATTTCGGTGCAGAGACTTTAGCCTTGCCGCCAACCGGGAACCTTTCTTCAAACTTGCTCGTCACCTTAGCGTGCTGTGCAATCAGCTCAGCTCCAGAAAGGTGTTCATAGCTCGCCTGTCCATTACCCATACCAATCTCCATACGAACCATAGCGGTGCGTACAATTTCCTCCAGAGCAGGGACAGTAGCCTTGTAGTCTTCAAGGGCTGCCTTGGCTTTCGCCAACTCAAGAGAGAGGTTGGTAAGTTTGTCTTGCGCCGCAGACAGCTCCGACTTCAGAAACTCAACAACGCCAGACAAGTCTTTCTGGGGAGCTGACTGGGTTTCCTCTTTGTCGTTGTCTGCATTCAACTCTGGGGTACTCTCAGCACCCGGAGTAGCGTCGCCTTCGGCTGAAGGCACATCAGTCCCTCCTGCCTGCTGGTTCAGCTCAGACTCAGAAGTATCTACTTCATCGTCACATTCCAGTTCTCCAAGAGGTACTCCCGAAGCGAGTTGCGCTTGCAGCTCTGGTGAGAGCGTTTTCGCTTTCTTTCGGGGCATATTCGGTTCTCCTGTTTCTTCATTACCAATGGAGGACGAAAAATTGTGCCCTCCGGGTGCTTTAGACCTTGCAGCTACAGCGTATTTTGCCACTAAGTCTGCAATAAGGGTATCAATATCTCCCAATTTGTCAACAAGTCCGATACTTAGAGCTTTTCTTCCTAAGAATTCACGTCCCTGACCCATCTGTTGATCGGCTACAACAGTAGTGACGTTTCTGTTCTCAGCCACCACAGAAATGAACTCGTTGTAAAGCTCATCGCTTTGCGCCTGAAGCTCTGCTTTTGCCTCCGCACTCAGTTCTTCGTAAGGATTCGCCAATGCCTTGTACTTGCCGCTTCGCACTACAGTTACGTTGACCCCTGTATCCTCAAGCATCTTCGTGACTTCTTTATGCACAGAAATCACCCCAATGCTACCCACAGTGGCCGTAGGCGAAGCCACCAACTCACGCGCTGAACTCCCAATGAGATAGGCAGCACTGGCCATAAGCCCTCCAGTGAACGCCCTGACAGGCTTCACCTTGGAGTCAATTTCCTTGATAAATCTGGAAAGCTCGAAGGCCCCGTTCGCAGAACCGCCGGGAGAGTCGATGTTCAACACGATCTCTTTTACAGAGTCATCGTTCGCCGCCTCTATCACCGCATCACGTATCGTCTGATACGAAGTAATCCCGAACAGAAAGTTCAGAGGGCTGTCTTGCGAAGTCAAAGACCCAGAGATGTTCACTACGGCAACCGGACCCAAAACGCTCAGAAGCGGGTTCCCCTCGTCGCCGCCATCGTCAAAAGACAGAAGGGACGTGTCAATCTTCTCCGCGCCTTGGAGAAGACGAGACTTCTCAATAACATCATACAGGCTCTTGACTGTCCCTGCCCAAAACCCTTCAGGCACCCACGATACGTTCATAATCTTCTCCTACCTGCTGGCATTGTCTGCCCCTCCAGCCGAAGTTGGCTGATCTGATTGCATAGCCCGACCCATCGGATCGGCGTTCGGCGTCGGATTCTGGACTTGGTTGGCGTCCATAAACATTGTACCAGACAAATCCGGCGCACCCTCTGGCCTAGGGAATGTACCAAGTAACCAAGCGGCCTCATCGTCCGTTATATGCCCCAAACTCAGTTGGTGTAGAATCCTATTCTGGCGCATTGTCGTAAAGGCTTCAAGCTCAAGCTCAGGCCGCAGGTGGATTGGCTTGAAGAAAAACTCCGCATAACCATCAAACCCGATAAGCCTCATGGCAAGCGTCAAAGCCCTCCTCATCAGCGTCTCTACAGGGGTCTGCAAAGATTTTGCTGTCTTGAGGAAGATCAGAGACTCCGTATTCGACAGCGACTGACTTCCCTCAAGCCGTAAGCCAAGGATAGATGGCGGGGTCTTCAACGCCGTACTCAAAAGACCATTGATAGTCTTCATCAACGGTACATAGTCCACCTTGTTACCCAGCCCAGAATCCAGAATATCCGGCTTGGCCGTGTTGTAATACACCAAAGCATCTTCAGGACTGAGATTGCTGATGATGTCTTCAGTGCTTGACCTTACGGAGTCCATGTACTTCCTCAGTTCTTCAGGATCAGCACGAACATCAGCAGGGGCCGTAGCCGCCACCTTCTCCGCATCCAACTCAACAACCAGCCTGCTGTGCCCACTCTCCCTAACGGAACGTCGAACATCCTCCACGAACTCATCAAAGTAGAATGTCTGGCCAAGTGCCGACTCAAAAATGGATGTCGGGTACACGTCGTTAGAGTCTAAATGGCTAAACTCAAACCAAATTGTGGGCAAATCCAGCTTCACATCCCCGTCATCAGTCTCCTGCACAGGGTAAAAAGTGCCATCACCCCTTGAAACAAAGGTCACATCGCTTAGGGAAATGGTCTGAATCCTGTCCGGCCACCGCTGCTCATTGAGGACAAGCTCGCCCCCAACACCACCTGTAGTGGCTGCATCCCTGAGCAGAGTCTCCAACAGCGAGTCAATACCCCGCCTATTGGTGAACCCTTTCGTGTAATCGTACACGGTGTTCATCCGTGCTATCAGGGAATACAAAGCTACAGTGCCCTCGCTGGAGAAATTACCATCAACGTCCCTGAAGCAAGCTGACCAACCAGAGTTTGCAGTCTGCACCATGTTATGCACAGCCGCAGAGAATACCCCGTCGATCTTCGCCAAGTAACGAATAGCCGCATCAGAGTTGCCCTGCGACCTGAGTGTGCTTACAGACTGCTGGAACGCCCGCTTGTCAGTCTTCGGGATCTTCGTTCCGCGCTCCGTGGAGGATGCAGGGGTCTTACTGACAGCCTTCGTTCTCACCTTTTTTAATGGCTTAACTTGAGGTGGTTTAAGCGCCATCACAAGACTCCCTTATTAAACAGCTCACGCCGCTTCTTCTCTGAGGTAAGCTCACGCATTTTTGGCCTGTCCTCTTGCACAGAGCCGATTTTGACCGTACCGAAACTAGGCAAAGCCCCAACAGCCCCAACAGACACGCCTTCATCTACAGTTCTTGCGGCAATCATCGCATAATTTAACGCATGTGCATAGTGATCTGGCCCTGAATTGACCCAAAACTCCTTCAAATCCCCTTCTTCACCGACCTTTCTGGTCACTCGCTTCAACGACCGCAAATGTTCTTTAATGAACTTGGTTTCTTCATGAATAGGGAATGTCACCTGCCCCATATTCACCGCTGCAACCATAGAATTGAGCGTTTTCGTCCTGTTGCTGTGCAAGATACGGTCATCCTTCACGCTAAACAAGCTCATTCTCTTGTTGTCTATCTTGGTATAGTAGTTGGCAAACGCTATGCCCGCAGGCAACGTCTCAACGACACGCAACGCCGTGGTGAAGTCCGGTGCCGCATCAATCACACCTCGTATGCAACCAAACGCCTTCGCTAGTTCTACTACTACTCTGTCAGAGATGTTTGTCCCGTCACCCTCGGCC